TCACCTTGTGGTCCTTGTTCACCAGTACCAGTTGGTCCTTGTGGTCCACTTGGTCCTTGCGGTCCGCTTAATCCTTGTGGCCCTTGTACAGTTGATGGGGCACCAGTTGGTCCTTGTGGTCCACTTGGTCCACTTGGTCCTTGTATACCTTGCGGTCCTTGTGCACCAATTAAACCTGCGCTGCCTGGATTAACATTTTGCCATGTTGTACCTGTCCATTGTAATAAATCTAAATTGTTAGGTGTTGCTCCTACATAATTAACATCACCTATCATTTGCATTGTTGAACTACCGTTATTTAAAGTAGCTAAATCAATTTCACTTTCATCAAAGTTATAAACAATATTATTATTTGCAGCATCTGTAGCTACAGACAATGGGCTACCTGTTGTATTATCAGCAGCAAAACCTCTAAATGTTAAATTGGTAGAACTCATTCCAGCAAAAACAGCTTCCCCTGTACCAATATTTGTACCTTGGTTTATTTCACCAGTAGTACCTGTGTTAATAAGCTTAATTACATTATAAGTATTATCATACTGAAGAATCATTCCTGCACCAGCAACTAATCTAAAAGTATCATTAGGAATAGTAGAATTTAGTGTAAAGTCATTACCTGATTGAAACGACCCAATGGCTCCTGTATAGTTTACAACAATCTTACCATAGCTATTTGATCCGGTAACAGTAAGATCACCAGTACCAATACCACCAATGATGTCCCATTCACTAGTTTCAAATACACCTTGGGTAGTTCTTTTATTTGCTCTCCACCATGCTAATGCTTCTGATGCCACACTAGTTCCGCCGGTTGCATCAATTATTTCCACTGGGTGATATACTACATGCCCTTCATCATAGGTTCTATTATCTACCCATGGATTAGCTACTGCTTTAAAATTTTCGTCTACCTCAACATTAAAAAGTTCTCTTTTAACTTCATTTCTGTAGATGATATATTCTTTGAGATTGAATGCCATTTAATCTTCTGTTTTTTTATTTATTCAGGTGGTTCATTAATAATATTTACATCATCATAAGGAAACTCAGAAGTATCCCTTTTAGGTATAAATGCCTTTCTTAATTGGTTTAAATACCATGTACCTTCAGACCATCCAGGTATAGCGTAGCACGGTGAATAAATTCCTGTAGTATATATTCTATAAATTTCATTATAGAATTTTCTATAATCTTCAACAGCTTTATTAATCATTCCTACTTGCCTATCGGTTAAAACCGACCTTTGTGAATTTCTTTGAATATCAAATGATGACCCAGCAGTAAGCTTAAAGTTACCGGTTAAATCTTCGGCTCTATATTCTGTAATAAATTCATATAGGTCACTGGCTCCTAAAAATAATTCGATAGATACTAGATCACCAACAAAGCAATCATCAAAAGGTACATAATTATTCTGATAGAATAATTCCATCTCCTTAATGTTATTAAAATCTGTGAATTCTGTTTTTTGTGCAGCCTGGTCATAAAATCCTATACGGATTTTTGACACTATAATTTTATACTTTTTTAAATAAACAAAAAAGTCTAGAGAAAGTTTAAATGTTAATGCTTCAACAACCAAGAGGACTTGCTATTTTTAGTATATATTCAGTCCTTTATTATGCGGTAGTCATTTAATAGGTTGAAAATTTTACCGTGTGTCACATTACATTCATTAAAAATTTGAAGGTGATCAGTATCTCTGTAATCTTGCATCCAATAAACATGCTTAAATCCTGCATTAACTAGAATTTTAGTACACATTTTACATGGAGATAGAGTTAAGAGTATTATATAATTTTGTGGATCGTATTCTTGAAACTTAGCAATCATATTTACTTCAGCATGAATAAATCCACTTTCTCCTGGTGTTAAAGAATCTTCCTCAGTTCCAGTATCAGTATTAATTTCAGCTCCACTATAAGAGCCATTATATCCAAAGCTTGCTATTTTACTAAAGTCTTTTTTTAAGGCCATACAACCAACCTTAGTAGTAGAAGAATTTGAAAGATCCCTAATACTTAATAAAATATTAGTGAATGCTTTTAACTTTATTTGAAGTCGTTGAAGTTTGGGATCCATTTTTGTTTAATTAAAGTAGCTTTCATTTTTACCTCAGGTAAATCTTTATTAAGACTGTTTGCAATTCTTATGTTTTCTTTATCATCATCAAAGAATTGAAAATTTCTAAAGCCCATTTGTACAAATTTCATAAAGGCATCCTTTTTCTTTTGTGCAGTAGAGCCAGTGAATCCTAAAGAAGGATCATTAATCGCAAAGATAAAATCAGGATTAACATCAACGCCGTTATGCATCAGAAAATCATAGATAAGTTTTGAATCATCTCTCGCAGTAATAATACCTACGGCAGTACCTTTTGCAATTGTTCTTTTAAGTATTCTAAAAACCCAATCAATTATTTTACCAGCCTTAAGAATTTCTAAATCTCTGAAGTCATTAAAATCAAACTCATCATGCGGCTTAGTTTTAAATGTATTAAATTCTTGTGGAGTAAGATCAATCTCATATCCTGTTTTTGGATTGAATACTCTAATTTTACTTTTGGTTACAATCAAAGTATCATCAACGTCAAAGACAGTTATGTCTTTCCCCCATTTTCTATACTTTTCAAATAATTCCATACAATATATATTGTTTAATTTCTGTTGCTTCACCACAGGTGAGATATGGAATGGATACATTAACAATTTCTTCCATTCTCATATATATGTTTTACTACCGGGAACCTTAATGAATATCCACCATTTTGGTTTTGGCTTTCTTCAAAATATTGAACAGTTACAGTTTTACCTAGTAGTTCATTATGATGATTGAGGTAATGTTCTCTTTGTTCTTTAGAAAACCCAGATCCTACACTTACACGGTTACCTTTATGTTCAATTATAATATTACTTAAACCTTCTTTCTCAACCTGTTTTCCATTTTCTGTCCATCGCATTGTACCGTTCATACATTCTAGGATTGTGTATTCAGCATCATGGAATTTTTTAACCTTTAAAAGATTATGGCTTCTTTTACCTTCATAGCCAATATTCTTTCTAACCATGATTCCTTCAAACCCAGCCTCTTCAGCTTCTTTTGCCATTTCAGTAAATTGTTCTTCGGTAGTTAATTGTTCTTGTGGTAAGAATTCTAACATAGAAGAGTTAATGTTTTCTGGAAGGAGATCATATCCATTCTTAAGCCTTTCAGTAAGTGGTGTAGTTCCAACCTTATCATCAAATTCGTCTAAGGTTAAAAAATCAAATACAAAGAATTTAGGATTTTCAATTTGATGGTCCTTCTTTCTGATTTGTTTCATAATTCCTTGGAAGTCTTCATTACCATCTTTATCTACCATACAGATTTCTCCATCTAAAATAAAGTCTCCACCTATTTTAGAAATTTCATTTTCTAAATTACCTAAGGTTGTAAATTCTTTACCGTTTCTTGAAAAGAATGTTACAGTATTCATTTCCTTTCTACAGATACATCTTACTCCATCCAATTTTCTGGATCCGTACCATTCTCCACTTTGAAAATCCACTCTCTTAGGATTATATGCATTTGCTAAAGCGACTTTAAAGGTAGGAATTAAATCTGGGTGGATTGCCTTATTGATAGAGGTAGTTCCACATCCCATATTAAGGTCCCGGTTTAACATGTAGTAAATAATATCTTCCCATTGTTTATTCTCTAGGACAAACCTATTTACATTTGCAATTGCCGTATGACCGGTACATACCCTATTTCTTAAATCATCCAATAAGGTAAAAATACTACCGTATGTATTTGGGTGACCTAGTAGATCTGAGTTCTTTTTGCAATTCCTAGGAGTTACGTTGTACTTAAAATAAGGATTGTAAGTATAGAAGAAAACCTTCTGTAAGAATTCTCTATCAGAATTTTCATCAGAGTTATCAGCATACTTTTTAAGAGTTGCAATTTTATGATTTCCTGAAGAAGAAGATCGCATTTCATCCAAGAAGGATTGTAGATAAGTAAGGTTTGTGTATTCAGTCATATTCCGTTTATTTAATTATATTATAAATATAATCAATTTAATTGGGAATTGAAAATTTTTAGGAGACTTTTTTTAAAAAGTTATTAACAATTTTTTAACTGATCTTGTATAGCTTTAAGCTTGGCGCATTTTTCAAAATCTTCCTTTTCTTCAAAATGTTCAATAATTTTATTTAAACTACCTATTCTATTTCGTGCTGTTGTTTCCTCATAATTTAAAACATGAGAAGGAAACATTACAATTACATTATAACATAAGTTCATATATTGATCCCAGCTACCTGTTTCCATTTGATCCAACAATGACTTCATAAACTCCTCGTCGCTATATTCCATTTTCTAAATCTTTCATCTTTTTTATAAGCTCTTCCTGTTTCTCAGTTAGAGACTCTGGTAAATTAACTAATATGTTTACAATTAAATCACCTAATACATCAGGATTATTGTAATTAGGAAACCCTTTACCTTTTATTCTAAGCATAGTACCATTCTTAACACATTTAGGTATGGTATAAGTTATAGTTTTACCAAAGACATTCACTTCAGCTTTACCTCCTAATAATGCATCATATAAGCTTATATGTTTTATCGTATGTAAACCTTTTTGGTCTAAATAAAAGTTAGGATTATCCAGTATTAAGATAGTTAAAATAAGATCACCATTTTGTTCTTCAGTCATTCCTTTCTGACCTAAGCCTTTGAGTCTCATTCTTTGCCCAGGTTTAACACCAGGTTTAATTTCTACATTTACTGTTTTTGTACCTATTCTAATTGATCTCTTGCAACCATAATATGCATCTTCCAACAATATATGAATTTGAGTAGTGACATCTCCACCTTTATTATTGTTTGGTCCATATCTCTGGTTAAACATGCTAGAAAAACCACCACCACTACCTGATTTTATAAAATCTTCAAAGAATTCATCTGTGAAACCAAATGGGTTACCTCCTATATTACCTCTTCTCTTAGGATCTGTGATTGCTTCATATGCATCAGCTATTTCTTTAAACTTATCTTCATTGCCTGTAGACTTATCAGGGTGATATTGTTTTGCTAATTTTCTATATGCCTTTTTTATATCAGCTTCATCGGCGTTTCTATCTACGCCTAATATTTTATAAGGATCTTTCATTTCCAAAATAACTGTATGCCTATTAAGCTACAGGCTAAGAACAGTGACACTATTGTTTTTGTAGTAATACCTTCACCAAGAAAGTACCAAGTTAAAAATGTAAATGAAATAATACCAGATCCAAATGCAATAAATCTACCTGGCCATAATAGACCATCATAGTATTCTACCATAAACCTAGTACCATAAATTAATATGTAACTTATTGACGTTCCAAATATAACAGATATCAAAAACGGATTCTTTTTAAACCAAGGCCATACAAATTGCCCATTTGTTTGAAACCATATTGCAGCTTGCCCTACAAAGAACAATAAAAATGCTAAAAGTAATTTACTCATTTATATAATATTTATAACCCATACGAACCATGTGGTCCATGTGGTGTTCCATTTGTTTTGCGGTTATCCATACAGAAGGTTCTGGTTTTACAACACCATCTTCTCTTTTATCAAAAGCCTTATTTAAAAACCATTTTTCTTTTTTACTCTCCCACCAAAACCATACCTTTTGCCATGACTTAGGTTTTTTCATATAAACTTTATTACCTTTATCCATGTGAGCAATAAATTGTTTATATGTAATATCTTTATCTGCCATTTTGATTTGCTTCTTTTATTGCAATTTTGTGGAGCTTTTCTTCTAATGCAAATTTTCTTTCATCTAATTTATTGGCTATTTCTAATTGATTAGCAATTCTCTCTAGTACCGATGTTAGTTTTGGAATGTCTTTTTCCAATAATTTGCGACCCATACCTGTTCTTAAAAATTCTGACATAATAAGTTGTTTATTTTTATATGCAAAAACTCGACTTAGTTTTATGAATATATAATCAAAATAACAACATTATGAAAAAAGTACCTTTATTTGAAGACTTTGTGCCTGTAGGCTTTGCTACAGATAATGCAAGATCATTTTCACTAGGAGGAGTTAACAGTACACAAACAGGATATGACATGGATGCTATTGTCGGACCAGTACAAACCCTAGGTAATCATGTAGCAGAACAAGCAAATAGCTATGAATCAAATGATAACACAGAACATACAGCAGAAGCATACATTAAAGAAGCAAAGAAACATATTAATGATAAGATAGATGAAGCATGCGAAACTTATTCAGCGATGGATGAAGCAACGATTAATGAAGGAACTGATATTAGTTCATGGAATCAGGCTGGAATTAAAGGTTCTGATAATGCTCAGATAACTACTTTTTTTGGACCTAAAGACATTGAAGATTTTGGCTTAGGTAGAAAATGTATGCAAATAAACATAGGAAGAAATTATGTTCAATTAAATCCTGCTGATATTGTAGAATTAAAGGACCTTCTTAAAAACTATAAAGTATAATATGATACCTAAATTTGAAAACTATTGCTTTCTCATCAACAATTTCAACTTAAATGAAGCTTCTGATTATGAATTTAATCCTAGTGAAGCTGCTACAAGATTAAAGGCTAGAGAAAAAGAAAATATCCAAAGATATAGAGCTGCTCAAGATAGAGGTGATAATTATGCAATTGAGCTATACGAACTAAAAATTAAAATGGATAAAATTGACCTTGAAGGATTAAAGGTACAAACTGCAATTCACCAACTTAAACAAAAGAATGGAAAATAATGGAAAATAATCAAGAAAGATCAGACTTAAGTAAAATTCGTCACTTTAAAGGTACAGTAAAAGATTTTAAAAATTACTGGGATGAAATGGCTGGAACTGAAACTAATGCGTTCGGTACTCCAGAATATCAAAGCTTTAATGATGTACATCCAACTCGCGGTGCTAATGATAGTAAACATTGGGAAACTTCAAATGTAACTGAAGGTAGAAAAACTACCGATGGTTTAGGTGATGAAGGTATGGAAATTTACACAGACTTAGCTGATCTTGTAGGATTTGAAAAAGGCATGACTATTATGAACTACAAGGATATAGAACCTGCTATGAAAGACCATAAGCTATTTAAAAAGTTAAATCCTAGAGAGGTAAGAATCTTAGGTAATGCATTAAGTAATCTAATGAGAATAGCAATTAGAATGGAAAGGTAATATGAAAGAAAACAAAACTCACATAACAAAATTTGATTTATTTGAATCTAAAAAATCAGATGCATTAGCAAAAGCAATGGATAAAGCAATGATTAAGATAGATGATTCAATGTCTTATACGGATTTTGCTTTAGCAATTGGAAAGATCTTAAGAGAAGATTATGGAAAACATACCTTTGATGGTTTTATGAAAGTTCTTCATAAAGACTTAGGAATATAATTTTAACTAAAAAAGACCACTCTATGAGTGGCCTTTTAGTCTTATAGCTTTTTATTATCTTAGTTTGATATACTTCTTTCTATTCTGAATATACATCTGACCAATAGGTGCAGTAATTAATTCTCTTCCATATACATCATAGATTTTATTATCACCAATCATAGTAGGAGTTAACTCTTCTATACCAACAGTACCACCCATAGACATTCTCATCCAAGCCTGCCCATCCCATACTTGATTGAAGCAACAACTCATAGTGTCAACATAACCTAATGTATCTGTTAAGGTATAACTAATACAAGTTGTAATTGTATCATAAGGCATTCCAGTAGTTGGATTGTAATTGTATACTATATGTGTACAAGCATTATTGAAACAACTATCTTCTCCTAACGTTGTTTGGCCACCATAAGTGACAGCATATAATGGAGCCATCACTGGTAAACTATTTCCAGTAATTGGTATTGCTATTTCTAATTGATACTGTGAACCTGTTGTGTATGTCATGTTTGAATCACATAACGTCTGTGCTTGTAATTGTAGGCCAAGCGAAACCATTACCATCATTAAAATCTTCTTCATCTTCATTTTTGTTTAATTATATAGAGAGCTTAATTTTTGTTTAGGTTCAACTCTCAAGAACCTTACAGCTTAAAGACTCTATTCTAATGTAATATATCCATTGGCAACTGACCAAGGTTCTTTATCCCATAGATTAATTGCTATAGCACCTCTTCGGCCAGATTTTACCGGAAGAACACAGTGTGCTACTTGACCAGGATTAAAGATAATAAGTCTGTTAGCTTTAGCTTTTATAATTTCAGGATCTTTATCTGTACCGTCGGTATATACAGCAAGTTCTCCACCTTCAAAAGTAAATCCTTCTGGGTAATAAACACAACCCATAATTGGAGTCAATCTCACACCATCCCATTTATAATCAGGTCTCTTCATTCTATATGCAACATCATCATCTAAATGCATTTCTAATTTATCTTGAAACTTAATACCATCTTTATGATTACCTGTTGCTTCTTGTATTCCTGTCCAATATTCAAAACCATCAATATTAATTGCACCCATATTTAAAGGAAAGTTTTTCTTAAAGATATATTCTGTAAGTTTTTGATATATGTTTACAGAGTCCTTTGCCCACCATCCTTTCCAATACTTATATTTACCTGGATCACTAAAAAATGTTTGGTCATTTTTTATTTCATCCATTAAAGATTGGTCTTTTATAAAATCGTCAAATACAGTTATCATAATTTATTTAAATAATTTTTCAAGATCGTTTTTCTTGATTACTTGTTTTAGCATCTTAACATAGTTTTTTGCCTCGGCATAACTTGCCCCTAAGTATTCAAAATAATCTTCTTCAGAATCTAGCTTACTTAAATACCTACACTGATAAAAAGCATAGTCATATACCGATTCTCTCCAATGATTATAGTAAGCATGATTTCTATTAGTACCTTCTGCTGTTGTAATTCTACGTCTTGCTTGTTTCATACCAAATAGATTATGATTCTCTAAAAAGATATCACTTTTAAAATGACCAGTTTCTAAAATAGATTGTGCCATTACTATGTGTGGGTAGTCAACATTAAGATCAGTTAACATTGATACTAATTTATCTTGAGAGAAAGTATCTACTTGGGCAATAAAGATTTGAGTTTCACCTTCTTGTAGATTTTCAATAATAACTTCCTTTGCCGTACCTCTACCAACAGAAAATCCAATAATAGAAATTAATAATAGAATTGATAAAAGATAAAGAACCCATGTCTTTATACATACTTTACTATACTTTAATTGATCTTTGTCGTATTTAAATATCATATACCTTTTTTAAGTTAAACAAAACAGCATTAAAGAAAAATACCCTAATGCTATAATTAGAAAAATATCTATTGATTCTAATTTAGTTAATAATCTTTTCATAATTCTTTAGATAAAAATATCCATAGTATTATGTATACCCAGAATGCTGCAGGTATAAAAAATAAAAATCCAACCCTCCATAAAATAGAAGGTAATCCTGACCACTCTCCTAGCCCCTGGCATACACCACCGATGTAGCCACCTCCTCTGTATAATTTATTTGTCATCTTTAATTTTTAAAATTTACCTTCTGCTACCTGAAAACAATCAATGTTATTTTCTCTCCACATCTTAACGACTTTTTCTCTATCATCAAAGACACAAAGAATATCATTTTTCTTTTCACCTTCAAATAAAGTATCTAACCAATGCTGCTTTAGCTTATCATCTGGCATCCACTTAAATGGATGAGCAGTAGGTCTCATTTTTAATACATCAAATGGAACACCAAATTTATTTAACCATTCTCTAGTAGTATCTTTAGTAGCTTTACTCCTACCGCTGAAAATTACTATTTGATGACCGGCACTTTTTAATATTTTAGCCATGTGAATAACTGGCCAGTTTGGTTTATCTAAACTAATGTTATTAGGATCAAAGAATTTATCCCAATCCATTTTACCATCTTCCTTTGTAGATAATTGTCGCCTTTCTTCAATATCAGCCAAAGTACCATCAAGGTCAAATATAACAGTATTTTTCGTACCGTCTAAGTCAAATTCACTTATATCTAATTTCATAATTGATTTATTTAATTTAATTATAACAAACTAATTTACAAACTGAAAGTTTAATTAGAATTATTTTGTTCATCATCTCTAAGTTTTTGAACGTAAACTGCCTTTTGTTTTTGGAGTCTTTTAGTTGTGGATGGTTTAGTATACTCTTTTCTATTTCTGATCTCTCTGATCTGTTTAGTCTTTTTTAGTTTTTGCCTATATTTTTTAAGCATCCTATCAATAGTGTCTTTTTCATTTCTTTTAATTATAATCATATAGTATATATTTTTGTCGGGATGGCAGGATTCGAACCTGCGACCTCCGCGTCCCAAACGCGGCGCGATGACCGGACTACGCTACATCCCGTGTGTTGTGCCGCAGGGGCTCGAACCCCGACTCTTCTGTACCAAAAACAGACGTGTTGCCAGTTACACCACAGCACATAGTAATTACTTACCTATTGTCTTTTACAATTAGCCTAGCTATAGTACCTTCTAATTTTTCTAGCTTTTTACTAATGTGATTGTTTAAAGTATCAACTCTTGAGTCAATTAGTTTACCTAGGTCTTCGGATTCAGCTCCAAAGTTTCTTTCTAACCTTTCAACCTCTGCCTCAGTAAAGTATTGTAATTTATCAAGCTCATCAGAAAAATCATCAGCAGTATCGCCAATGTAATCTTCTATGTCATTACCAGAAAATTCAATTTCTGAAATTTTGTTCCAAACCTTAACCATACCAAAAATCCCTATAACTATAAGGACCGATAGTATACCTAAAGTATAATAAAATATTTCCATGTGTTTTGTTTTATAAAATAAAGTTCGTTCTTTATTTATTATTATATACCTAAATGATCAATAGTTTAAGCACAAAAAAACCCAGGGTCCTAGAATCCTGGGTTTTTTCAAATATGTAAATTAATTAGAATCTTAATCCAAATCCTAATGTTAAATTTGTTGTTTTACTCCCTGTGTGGTAAACCACTTTAGGATCAACAAAAATAGCATCTTTGTGGAATGTGAACATTTTACCTAAACCTAATTCTAGGTTATCAGTTTCAAATTCACTCATAGCAGCATATAGGAAAAAATCCTGGCCACCTGCATTCATAAAATATCTTGCATGAATATCTAATGCAAGATCCTCTGTTGAGTCAGCTTGTGCAATACCTAAACCTACCATAAGTTTATCGGATACTCCGTAACCTAATGTTGGTGCCATTGCCCATTCTGTCCATGCAACATTTGCAACGTCACCAGTACCTACATACCAATCACCTTTTGCATTTTGTGCGTTTGCCCCAAAACCTACTAGGATTGTTAGAGCGAAAGTTAAAATTAAATTTTTCATTTTTAAAATTTGTTTTTGTTATTATTATTGTTTATTGTCACTTTTAAAACACTTAAATTTCATGAGAATGAATCTAGTAATTAAATTTCCATAAATTTTAAATGAGTAGCTGCGAACAGAAGTGTCCACAGTTTGCTTAATGTTTTTTGTTATATTAATTATATAGCATTAAATATTATTGTTTCAGAATTAGTCGTTTTCTAATTGAACAACCGAACCTGATGGTATGTTTGTATTTGCAGGAATAACACAGCCTTCATGAACTGTTACATTATCTCCTATGGTTACACCATCTCCAATATTACAATTTATATCAATGATAGAACCAGCACCGATGTAAACCTGGTCGCCTAATACTGTACCTGGTCTAACTAATGAACAACACCCAACAAATAAACCTTCACCTACGGTAACATCGTCGAGATTATTACATCCTTTCATTAGCTCATGAAATTTACAATCCCTTAATACATCGCTAGCAACAG